CGAACATTATAAATGTTAGATACAATAAAAAGTGTTGTCCCTTTATTAGAATCTCCATCCGAATATAATTGTGTTTCTAAATTGTTTAGCGTCTTGATTAAGACCTGGTAAAATCTCAAAGTTTACGTACCCATTTGCATTAAACCTGTATTGAAGTGCCGGTCCAACATACCATTCATTAGTACCATCAACGTCATTATGTCTAAACATGTTTGACACACCGATTGTTAAATCATCATTGATAATTTTACCATAAGATGCTGTATATGCGTACTCTCTCTGTTGTAATTGTCTTGTAGGTGCCGCGTAAGCTTCGTATATTAAATTTAGACCCCAAATTCCATTCTTACCTATTCTGTCACCTAATAAAATTTTAGGTTCAATTCCTTGGTACTTACCCTGTAGTAGTTTGTGTTCGAAGTAAAGTGTTGGGTTACCCCAAATTTTACCCCAATCAGCAAGAGCATATCTAATTTCCCATGACATACCTCTGAATCCAAATGATGATTGTAACCCATCACTTTTATAAACAGTGTGGAGATATAAATCCAATTCTAATCTGTCCGCAAGACCAAACGCAAATTCATCTCTCATTCTGACTTCTGTTCCACCACCGTTCCTTTCGGTTCTCATATCAAACCACTTCTCATACATTACAGTTCCCTTAGGTACCATAATGTAAACTCGAGTTGCTGGGAACTTTCGTACCAACGTCCACGCTGGTTGATTATTCTCACCAACCCTTTGGAATTGTGGATATAGTTTAGCGGATACGACAACCTCTTTCAATGTTCTTACTGAATCCTGTTGTCCATTGTTTAATACTCGACTGGTGTATTGCGCAGATAAACTTTGACTACACATGGTGAGTATAATTAATAACACTTTGTTGTTTGCGAACCTAATGATCGACCCCAACGACTTTGTCAACACATATGATGACTTTTTTTGTTTTAACATGTTTTTTTTATATAAATGTTGTTTTTATGTACATACGTACCATCATAATATAAATAAAATGTTTTTAAATGTCAACTATCGTTCGATAAGAAATACCCCTAATCCATTCCAAAAGTGTTCCATATCTTCACCCTCAGTAAATATTTCACGTTGATGTGAAACATAAAGGTTCTCTTCTGTGATGACTTGTCTAAGTGCACCACTATCCCAATTCCAATCATCCATTATTAGTATGGTTTGATCCGCAAACTGTGGGATTAGTTTTTTAAGTACTGTGTATTGATCATGGTAACGAGTGTCACCATCGTAAAATATAATATCTAATTTTGGTAATTGTGAGTAATCAAAAGTTGTGTAGTCCGTTCTATAAACATCAATCATATCAGTGTTACCAAACCTTTTAACATTACCTAAGAAATCATCTTGTGGGGACACGTCAAGACGTTTTTTAAGGTATGTCGCTAATTTTTGACTGACACCCATCGGCATTAAGTTGGGTGACGCAAAATTATCTATACCTATTGAGTGAATATCATTTTGGTATATGGCCGAACAGAAAGTAGCACCTCTAAAAACACCAACCTCTAAGTAGGTTCCACCAATACTACAAATGTTATTTAAGAAACACCTGACCTTATTACTCGTAATTCCATGGATGTCTATTACATCCTGATTTAGTTTCGAGACTTCGTGGTTACCCCACTCAATTGAATCGTCAATATGATTAATTAGATTCATTTAATTTCTTTTTTTTGTGTTCCGAAACAACATCACAGTAATTACAGTCCCAACATTGAAACTTACACTTCTTTATTTTATTCCTCCAACCTTTTAATTCTTCATGTGGAATACCATCTAAATATATCTTTGAACTCTCAGCCAATACCTCATTACCTTTTGCGTATGATTCAACAATTTCCATAGTTTCATTCAACCTGTCGAAACTATCCCTACCATGCATCTTAAAAACATCAACATGGTTTAAGAACTCATCGAACTCTTCTTTGAATGGTGGTATTGTAGCCGTTTTAAAGAAGAATGCACCCATTTCTTTCTCCCACTTATACTCACATGTCACTTTAGATATTTCGTGTCTAAAATAAGGTAATTCATTGTCCTTACGTAGATTATTATAAGAGTAGTGTTCGTCCATTACTGGACATCTACCTAAACAACCTTCATTAGTTAAAAGTGCTATCTCAACATACCTACCATGTTTCTGTTGAAACATCAATTGTGCTCTCCTAATGTTTTTTAATTCCTCAATATCTCTCATAAGGATTCTATCCACATTGATGTAGTCGAATCCTTGTTCTGCTGAATACCAAAAGTCTTGTGCGGTTGCGACCTTACGTAAGATTGTGTTTTTAATCTTCATCTCAGGGAAATGTTCCTTTAATCCCATAGCAACCCAATGACCATGTGGTATTGTTATACAACGTAAACCTCTTTTATATAAAGGTTTTAGATTATCGATAAATAATTTATAGTTTTCGTGTTTTGGTGACACGTTAAAGTTGTTGAAGGTAGCACTAACACTTATACCTAAAGTCTCCTGAATGATCATTGCATTTTCAAATACAGAATCTCTATCTTCTTCTTTGAAGATACCACCCATAGCATCTTGCGTGAATGGAGGTATTCTACATGTGAAGTATATGTCGTATATCCAATCTTTATTCTTTTGTAAAAAAGGGTAGAATAGATGTGTGAACGCTTGTTCACTTAACATTGGATTTAGTGGTACTGAAAATATTTTACTCATTCTCTAAACAACCCCCACATATACCATTACATTCTGTCTTATAGAAGACACAATCTAAACAGTCTTGTGGTAAGGTGTAGTTTTTATGGTTCTCTTTATAGAGATTATCGAATTCATCTCTAAGTGTTAATATATTGTTTTTTCCTGAGACTTTCAAGACATTATCAATCTTTACTTTGTCTTGTAACGGATAACAATGTATCGAACTCCCATCAGGAAATATATCTAACGGCATAAACCCACAAACTGTTTCATGTCCTGGTACTTTAAATGTTGCAAACCCTAATGAATTAATATTGACAGACTCCTTAGTTTCTCCTTCCCATAAACATGGTGGTACTTGACAATCTGACGTTATCCTTATGTCATTGTAAAAACCAAAGTTAAGTATTTTAGTAATCTCCTGTCCCATCTCCTTATTGTTAATGAGGTAGTTACCTGTTAAATCAACACCGAGTCTAAACGCATTAATTCGACCATCTAATTGAAGGTATAACCATTTGACGTATTCATACAATTTACGTTCTTTCCAATCGGATGACATAGTAATTGCAATGAACAATCTCGCGTTGTCTTCAAACCCCCATATATTTGAGTAAGCGGTGTGTAGTGCTAAGTAATTCTTTTTAAATAAACCGATTCTATTTTTCTCATCTAACTCAGCTCCATTAGGTAACATCCAACGTATGTGTTCGAGATTATTGATGATATAATCCAATGTCTTTTTACCAAACAATAGATTACTCACAAGATTTATTGTGTAACCTCTCGATATAATGTAATCTATAATACCTGTGAAGTTTGGGTGTTGTGTAGGTTCACCACCTAATATTGTAACCTCCTCATCACTATTAACCATATCAAAATGATCTAATAGTTCGGTCACTTTGTCTATTGACATATCACCTAAGGTATGTTTAACTCTCGCATCTTCTTTAGTGAAACAAAATGAACAACCTTTAGCACATGTACCGTTAATTGCTAAGTTCATTTTATGTTTTTAGAAATCCATTTTTAGTGTGAGTGGTGTACTTTCAATACCCTCCGCTTCTTTTTGTTGTCTACTAAGTGCAATTCCGAATTTTTCATGTTTAAGTCTATGACAATCGGCAATACTTTCACAATCTTTAACTTTTGTTTCTAATAGTTGTTGTTCAAGAAGTAGTGTCGCTAATTTTGTGTTATATGTCGTAACGTTTGATATAATCTTATCTACCAATACTTGTTTGCCTATACCCCTACCGTTTGAAAGTATATCTATTACAGGTGTTGGGTAGTTACTGTTCTCTTGATATGCGAACGCCTCTCTCTTCTGTTCCTCCCACGTATCTTTCTCAAGATTAGATGCATCAACCATTAATGTTTTGTGTCTTTCAGAAAATCTATCAGCAATGATCTTTTTCATTACTACCTTATTAAACTCTACACCCGATAACTTATCTTCATCGGTTAATACGTGTCTAACTTTTTCAGCGTCGGTTTCAGATGATTCCGCCAATTGTGGAACTTCGTCCATAATATGTGAATTAGTTCTAATACTGATGTAGTCGTTATAATTGTCAGCAAATACAAATCCCCGTGCAATGTCTGCCGGAATTATCTCAGCACCCATACCAACAAGTTCAACTCTCATATCATTGTATTCGTCAGCAATTCTACCGTAATAGTAATTCATATACATCCCAACCACATTAATGTAACCGGGTATATTACCTTGCAATTTGAAGATTATGTGTGTCATTATAATAGTTTTTCTGTTTCAGTTTTATTAGTTGTCCCTAACTTTAGTTGGTTCCTCAAAGATTCCTCAATAGAGAAATTGTTTTGAGTTGCCGAAACCATGGAACTTTGAACGTTCTTTTCAATAAATACAGTGTAAGAAGACGCAAGTGATAAAACTTGTGTTTGTTGTTCAGGTGACATCATTAATATTGAGTCTAAATTTCCTGTACCAATTCTTCCATAAGATATCATATCTAACATTGCTTGTTTCGCCATACGAACAGTCCAATACTCATGTTCAAACTTATCTTCTAATTCACTATTACCAAATACATCCATTAATGATGTCCCATCGGGTAATTTAGAATCGTCACTTTCGATAAATTCTTTTACTAAATCTAAAAACCCCTGACGTTCAATATAAGAATCTTTTAAATTCCTTCTAAATTTTCTTAGATCAATCTCCATATCTGCAATCGACAATTCAATCAATTCCTTTTTAAGTGGATCTGTAATATGTTCAAAACCTCTTTGTTGTAATTCAATCTCGATCTCCTGTTTTCTCACCTTATGTTCTAAGTGTTGTACAGCATCTTCTCTTCCCCTAAGTTCGAGTAACCATTGTTTTAACTTTGCATATGGTGTGATTTGTGCACCCCCAACAAAACTCTCCGCTTTGTATTTTGGTAATGCAAATGAGATGTTCTCAGATACCTCCATTAATTTAAGATCAATTGGGTCTTTTAAATTCTCTTCTCTATTGTATTTGTAACCTTGTTCGGACATGTATTGTTTTTCTTTTAATATATGGAAAATATATTACATTATAAAGTGATCTTGAATTATTCTCTCCAACCACAATGTCCTGATGATGTTCCCGCATTAACCCCTGGGTTTAATCCTTGAACACTTGTTGTACCTGTGTCTGTTGAGTAGATGAATTTCCAACTCGTATTATTTTGTGTACCATCGTAAACACCTAACATGTATTGATGATCTTGTCCCATTGTGAAATTTTCTTCACCACAATTCGGATGTGGTTTCACCACATTACCAATATTAGTGTCACTTGTGTTGTCCCATCTTCTTAAGTTATATCCACCTGCGTAAGATCCCTCATTACCAGCATAACCTTTACCAACTTTGGAACTTATTCCTTTTTGTTGTCCGTGTGCACCCCACTTAGTTCCAGTAACATGTGTCTCAGTTGCAAATGCAAATTTAAATCCACCAAATCCACCCCAACCATAACCATGGTTCTCATCAGAGAATCCACTTGCACCTTCACCACCATTATATGATGAAAGAATACCAGCGTGTGATTCATTGGTTAGATTAAATCTTTCCATATTTGTGTTTCCACCATCAAACAAATAAGCAAACTCAGTCTCCTTGAATAACGTACCTAAATCATGCCGAATATATGTTATATCAAACTTAGCTTGATGTGCATAATTGGTGTCGTTAAACATATTTACTGCAGAAGTTGTGGTTCCATGTGTGTTAGTTGCTGATTTCCAAGCACCATCTGTGTTAACTGACCATATAAATAAAATAGACTTACTACAAGCACCTGAACTATATGACATAGGATAATCCAATAACTCACCAATGTGATTCGTTTGGTCTGTCGAGTTAACTGTTTTATGTACGTTCTTCCATGGGGATGATGATTTGTATCCACCCGCTAAATACGAATAATTAATTACTTGCCTATATTTGAAATCCGTTGGTCTTGGTTCCTGTGCACCAATCATTTCCCAACCATCATCAATGTTTGAGATACCAGTATATAACATCATAAAACTACCACTATCGGATTGTTCCATAAATAAGGACCCCGACAAAGGACTTGATGGTCTATTAGCACGAGTCCCTTTTGGTGGTCTCGCAACTACTTTGTCCACATTAAGTGAACCACTAACCGACATATTTCCGTATTCCATTCTTCTTTTTTTATATTATCTCCAACCACAATGTCCTGAGGATGTTCCCGCATTAACTGCCGGAGCCAACCCTGGTATATTTGTAGTTCCTGTATCTGTTGAATAATTAAATTTCCAACTTGTATTATTTTGACCAGTCCCGTCGTAGTTACCTAACATATATTGGGAATCTTGACCTAATGCAAAATTTTCTTCACCACAATTTGGATGTGGTTTCACCACATTACCAATGTTAGTATCACTTGTGTTGGACCATCGTCTTAAGTTGTACCCTCCATTATATGATCCTTCATTACCCGCATAACCTTTACCGACTTTGGAACTTATTCCTTTTTGTTGTCCGTGTGCCGACCATGCTGGTTTTGTAACAAATGTTTCAGTCCTAAAATTCATTTTAAATGACCCCCCAGACGCAAAACCGTATCCAAAATTTTCATCAGAGAATCCACTTGCACCAGCTGATCCGTCAACGGAGTTTAGTGTGTAGTTTAAAGACATAATAGTCTCATTCTCAAGATCGAATTTCTCAACAATTGTTGTTCCACCCGCAAAGACCCATGCATAATCTGTTTCTTGAAATAAGGTCCCCACATCGGATCTTGTATTTAGTATATCAAACTTAGTTTGGTGTACATAATTAGTTTCATTCACCATATTAATTGCAGATGTGAAGGTACCGTGTTTTGTTGTGGGACCTTTATGTGCCCCATCAGTATTAACCGACCAAATAAAAAGTATATATCTACTACATGCTCCTGACGTGTAATTTGCTGGATAATCCAATAACTCACCAATGTGAGATGTTTGGTCTGTAGCATTTACAGTCCTATGTACGTTCTTCCACGGAGATGAATTCTTATATCCACCCGCTAAATAACTGTGTGTTAGTATATGTCTGTATTTAAAATCAACGGGATCGACTTCTTTAGAAACTCTTACCCATCCATCATCATTATTGGGGTGTCCATGATAGACAGTTAAAAAACTACCTGAAGTTGACTCCTCCATATATAATGATCCCGTCTCAGGATTTACAGGTCTATTAGCGCGAGTACCTGAAGGTGATCTTGTAATCCCTTGTCCTCTTAACGACCCACTAACTTCTAAATCCTCATATATCATAACTATAAATATCTTTTTCTATGTTCTCCAACCACAATGTCCTGAGGATTGTCCAGCGTGTGCTGTCGGTGCTAACCCCGTAGGATTAACAATCCCCGTGTCTGTTGTATAAGAAAATTTCCAACTATTATTTGTTTGACCACTACCATCGTAAACTCCAATCATATATTGGTGATCTTGTCCCATCGTGAAGTTCTCTTCACCACAATTAGGGTGTGGTTTTGGTACATTACCAATGTTGGTTTCCGTAAACACATCCCACCTTCTTAAGTTATACCCACCATTGTACGTCCCTTCATTTCCGGCATATCCTTTTCCAACTTTAGAACTAATTGCTTTCTGTTGTCCACTACTCGCAAATTGTGCTTTAGATGTTGTGAATACATCATTTGCGAAGTATAGTTTCGTTGAACTCTCAGAACCATAACCAAATGCATAGTTTTCATCACTGAATCCCGATGCTCCTAATGTACTTGTTATTGATGTACTTGATGTCACATATGGTGACCCACCAGGGTAGTAGGTGGTGTACATTGTTTCGTTGGTAAGGTTAAATTTCTCAACCGTCGCAACCGAACCTCCAAACACCCAAGCAAATTCAGTTTCTTGAAATAAGGTTCCAGCGTCATCCCTTGCATTTAATAAATCCCATTTAGTTTGGTGAGCGGACGTGGTTTCGTTAATCATGTCAATTGCTGAAGTGTGTGTTGAATGTATCGTAGTCGCTCCTTTATGTGCCCCATCAGTATTCGTTGACCAAATAAATAATTTAGTTTTACTACATGCCCCTGACGTGTAATTTGCGGGATAATCTAACAACTCACCAAGATTTGCCGTTTGATCCGTTGCATTAGTAGTTCTGTGAACTGACTTCCATGGTGATCCTGATTTATATCCACCCGCAGTGTAAGAAAAGTTTATAACCTGTCTATATTTAAATGCAGTCCTATCATGAGACTGAGACCCAATTGGTTCCCAACCATCGTCATAATTAGACGCACCAGTGTATGTGGATACAAAACTACCACTATCCGTTATTTCTAAAAACATAGTACCCTCCTCAGGTGAGGTAGGTCTTTCTGATCTTGTTCCATTTGGAATGATGAATTGTCCACTAACATCTAATGAACCATTAACAACTACATTTTCTCTAATCATTTATTTGTCTTTTATCCTGTAACTACTACCCTACCACTACGTGGTTTTGCAAAATCAATATTAACTTCGGTATCAGTTACATTTATATCTGATGGGAAGAATAAATTATCGTTTGTGTCATATACCTGTACAACCAAATTTTTAGTATCTAAACCATGAGTAAATGCAACACCTAACACATTAGTAAATGTAGTACTGTTAACAAGTGCCACTTTCTTCCATGATTGCCAAGTATTTGAATTCTTACCTCTCACCCATATACCACCTACACGGTAATCACCATAAATTTGATGTTGCCATTGTGAAGAATATGCTTGTGAGTAAAGTGCTCCGTCTGATGCGTTTCCTGATAAGTTAGGGAAACCACTAACATATGAAATACCATTATTATTTATACTATCCGCGACTTGTGCGTTACCACTATTTGAGTTTGTGAATCCAACATTATCAATGTTTGATGCCGATCCCGCAGTTGTTGCGTAAGTTGCAGTGGCAGCATTACCACTAATATCTGTTTGGTCACCGGTGTTTGTTCCGGATAAATTCCCAATATCTATTTTGTCTTGTGCGGATAAACCGTGATCACCCCATCCAAATGCGGTGTCCCAATCAGATGAGTTATTAGTTAAGTTACCTGAATCCCATATCTTTTTATTAGTACCCCAAGCAGAATCACTTGTCGCTGTTCTTCTCCATAAGTGGTCACCTGAAAATATTAATTGTTCTTGTCTGTGACTTGCATCCCATGATGACCACTTAGAAACTGTGAGTAATGCGTGCCATCCATCACCACCAACTCCTGTGTCGCTAACGTTTTGGAAGTCCCATTGTGCATATCTATCATCATAGTATGAAGGCGCTCTTGCAACACCTCTACTATCTGTGATATAGTTTCTATCATTACTATCTGTTAGTGTACCTGTATTAGAAGTGTATCCTGCCAATGAATGATCTCCCCATCCAAATGCAGTGTCGGCATTAGACCCTTGTGTAGATGTCGCGGCATCCGTAATTCCATAACCACTTAACGTAGTTGGTTTACTTGTTAACGATGCAAATGTATGTGTGTGTGTTAATGTTGCAAATGCGTCATCTAACCAACCATGTTCATTACTCCAAATTCTACCAGTCGTTGAAAGAAGCATTATTCTTTCAGTTGATGCACTACCACCATATGTCCAAACAAATGGATATCCACCTATTCCTGAATATGCCTCAGTTACTCCATCAGTCCTAAACGTCATTTGAGTACTTCCACCATAGAACTTAACAGGGTTATTATCACCCGTAGCTCTAAACCAATCATCCGCAGTATAATCAGCACCTAAGTTAGTTGCTGTGGTTGCAGAACTCACTGATTGTGAACCCATATCTGTTATCCCATAACCAGATACTGTTGTTGGTTTACTTGTTAATGATGCAAATGTATGTGTGTGTGATGGTAAACTCGATAAGTACGTTGTCGAATCTATACTACCATCCGCTTTTAAAAATTGTGATGATGTTCCACCACTCTTAATAAATGACGTTCCTGTTATAGAACCTCCAACTGTTAACAACCCTAAGGTATCGATGGATACCGTTCCGTTAGCATTTACATTAAAGATTGGTACTCCCGAAGAATCCGATACAGAGAATAAATCACCTGTAAGATCATCTGTTATTGAGAATAACTGTCCTTGTGTTCCTTGTATGTCTAAGACTGTCGACCCTGAAACTGTACTCGTAGCAACTAAAGAAGTTGCATTAAGTGTTGAGAAGGTTGGTGAGTCAGTTGTACGAACATTTTGATTCATTAAATGAACCTCTGTTGCTCCTTGACCTGTATTTACCGTTGTTGAGGTTAACCCACCAACAAGTGTAAACCCACCACCACTATCTAAAGTTGCCATATCACTACCAGCAACCATTAATTTCAATGGGTGATTGGACATAGTACCCATTTTACCTGCTCCATTACCAATATGTGAATAGATTGAGGTAATGATACCGTC